GGGCTCTGCGATGAGGCGTGGGGCGTCGAGCCGTCTGTCGTCGAAGACGGGCTCGAGCCGACGATGGCCGAGCGCGTCGCGCCGCAGCTGGTGCTGGCGTCGACGGCGCACTCTCGGGCGACGTCGCTGTTCCCGGCGTCCCGTGCTGCTGCGCTGGCCGAGCTCGAGGCGCCGGCAGAGACGCTGCTCGTCGAGTGGTCGGCCCGGCGAGACGCGGCGATCGACGACCGCGCAGCGTGGCGGCAGGCGTCGCCACACTGGTCGAAGGGCCGGCAGCGGCTGCTCGAGCAGCGGCTGGCGAAGGTGACGGCCGGCGAGCTGCTCGACGACGACGAAGCCGATCCCGTCGAGTCGTTCCGCTCGCAGTACCTGAACATCTGGCCGGCGAAGGGCTCGAGCGATCCTGGCGCCGTGCTGCTCGACGTCGACGTCTGGGCGCAACGGGCCGAGGCGGTCGACTCGGCCGGCGCTCGAGTGTTCGTCGCCGTCGCCGACAACTACGGGCACGGCGCGGCCGTGGCTGCTGCAGCCAGGCTGAGCGATGGCCGATACGAGCTCGACGGCTGGCTCGTCGACAGCTGGGCCGAAGCGTTCGCCGACGTCGCCGGGCTCTACGCCACTCGGGCGCGCACGCAGCTGGTGATCGGGCCCGCGCTCGCATCCGACGTCGACCAGCGCTACCGGGCGCGCGTGGCGACGCCGACCGAGACGCGCGCCGGGCTCGCGCTGCTGCGCCAGCTCGTCGCCACGGGCGCCGTCGTGCACGACCAGGCGCCCGAGCTCGAGCAGCTGACGACCGTGCACGTCAAGGAGCTCTCGAGCGGGCTCTCGATCGTCGCGGGCAGCCGGTCGGATCTGTGCCAGGCGGCAGCGTGGGCGCTGCTCGCCGCGCACCAGTCAGCACCAGAGCCGGCGATCAGATGATCGCTTCGACTATCACTGGCGAGCGTAGGATCCGGCCGTGCCAGCGCGCGATCCGGTCACGGGCCAGTTCTGCAAGGTGGAAGAGCGCTCGCTTCGACCGAACGACAACGATCCCGCCACAGTGCCGCCCGGCACGGTCGGCCCGCCTTCGGCCGTGCCGGGCGATCCGAACGGGATCGAGCTCGTCGACGAAGGGCCGGGCACGCCACGCATGGGCCCGCCACGCGCTGCGCCGTGGTCGGGCTGGCCGGCCGAGTGGCAGACGCCGGGCTGGGGCCAGCTCGAGACGCTCGTCGATACGGCGTGGAGCTGTCTCGATCTGAACGCGAGCATCATCTCGACGATGCCGCCCTACGCCACGACGGGCGGCGAAGTGACGAGCTCGCCGAGCTGGCTGCCGAACCCAGATCCCGAGCTCTATACGAGCTGGGACGAGTTCGCGAAGCAGCTCTGGTGGGACTACCAGATGGGCGAGGCGTTCGTGATCTGCACGGCGCGCTTCGCCGACGGCTACCCGGCCCGCTTCCACGTGCTCGAGCCGTGGCTCGTCGACGTCGAGATCGGCGGCAACGGGCGCCGGCAGTACCGGATCGGCTCGCTCGATCCCGGCGACGATCTGCTGCACATCCGCTACAAGTCGACGAGCAGCTCGGCGCGCGGCGTGGGCCCGCTCGACGCTGGGCGCACGCGCATGATCGCGGCCGGGCTGCTGCAGCGCTATGCGTCGCGGGTGATCGAGTCGGGCGGCGTCCCGTACTACGTGCTGAAGCATCCGCTCGAGCTCTCAGAGCAGCAGGTCGCCGAGCTGCAGGCGCAGTGGTGGGCGTCGCGCATGAACGCGCTCGGCATGCCGGCCGTGATGTCGGGCGGCGTCGAGATCGAGACGCTGCAGACGAGCCCGAAGGACATGACGCTGCTCGAGCTCAGCCAGTACAACGAGAGCCGGATCGCCGTGCTGCTGGGCGTGCCGCCCTTCCTGGCCGGGCTGCCATCGGGCGGCGACTCGATGACCTACAGCAACGTCACGAGCCTCTTCGACTACCACTGGCGCGCCGGGCTGCGCCCGAAGGTGTCGCCGGTCGTGCACGCGCTCAGCCAGTGGGCGCTGCCGCGGGGGACCGACATCGAAGTGAACCGAGACGAGTACGTGCGACCGGGCCCGCTCGAGCGGGCGCAGACGTACGAGATCCTCGTGCGCATCGGCGCGCTGACGCCCGACGGCGTGCAGCAGCTCGAGCGCTTCGCCATCGCAGGTCAATCGTCGGCGCCGAGCGCGCCCATCCCGGCTGAGGTTCTGACATGAGCGACCGTGCACCGATCGAGATCCGCTCGGCGACCGTCGCGGCCGTCGACTACCCAGAGCGCACGCTCTCGATCATCGTGGCGCCCTACGACGAGTGGGCCGTCGTCGAGCGGGCCGGCAAGGCGATCGAAGAGAGCATCGCGCCGGGCGCCTTCGGAGCGATCCGCAACCGGGCGCGCAAGTTCACCGTGAACATGGAGCACGACCGAGATCGCTGGATCGGCAGCGTGATCGATCTCGACACCGACGAGCCGACCGGGCTGCTGGCGACCGTGAAGGTACGGCGCACGCCCGACGGCGACCAGGCGCTGAACGACGCGGCCGACGAGCTGCTCGGCGCGTCGATCGGGATGGCCGTCGCGCCGTCAGGCGAGCGCTACGAAGGCAACCGGCGCCGGATCTCGAAGGCGTTTCTCGATCACATCGCGCTCACATCGATGCCCGCCTACGTCGGCGCTCGAGTGCTCGAGGTCCGTCACTCGCTGCCGAGCTCGCCGGGCCCGAGCTCGAGCTCGTCGACGCCGAATCTCGATCGAGTGCTCGCTGACCGTCTGGCCGCGAGTTACTCTCGGCTCTGAAGCAGCTAACGACGTCTGCCAGATCCGTCCCGCTCGAGGCAGTGGGGCCCGAGCGAGGCTCGGTCTGAAACGAGTCGCCGACCAGCTGCACGTGAATCGAACCGTGCAACTAGGGAGGTCGCTCGAATGGGCGCAAACGACGCAATGCTCGCTCGCATGCAAGGCGAGCTCGACGAGAAGCGAGCGTTTCAGGACGGGCTCGTCGAGACGGCTCAGACCGAGAGCCGTGATCTGACCAGCTCCGAGATGGAGCTCTACCAGCGGGCGAGCGCTCGCATGATCGAGATCGAGCAGCAGCTCGAGCCGATGCGCGAAGCCGCTCTGATCGAGACGCGCTCGAGCCGGCGCATGAACGAGATCGCCGAGCAGATCACGACGAGCCGCAACCCGGCCGCGCCGAGCTCGGTCGAGTACCGATCGGCCGGCGCCTACATCGCCGATCTGTACTACGCGCAGATGGGCGACGGCGACGCTCAGCAGCGCATGGCCGTCTACCAGCGAGCCGCGGCGCACCAGACGACGGCGGACAATCCCGGTCTGCTGCCCGAGACGATCGTGCAGCCGATCGTGAACTACATCGAGGTCGCTCGGCCGATCATCGCGACGCTGGGCCCGCTCGATCTCGGGGCGGGCGCGTGGAGCTACGCCCGAGTGACGCAGCACACGCAGGTCGCGAAGCAGCTCGGCGAGAAGACCGAGCTCGCCAGTCGGAAGATGACGATCACGAAGACGCCACTCGGCGCCGACACCTTCGGCGGCTACGTGAACGTCTCGAAGCAGGACATCAACCGGACGTCGCCCGCGATCCTTGACATGGTGATCAACGATCTCGCCGAGCAGTACGGGATCGAGACCGAAGAGGAAGCCGGCAGCGTGCTGACGGCAGCCGCCACGGCCGGCCCGACGATCCCGGCGACGCCCGACGGCGCCGCGGTCGCTTCGGCGATCTGGGCCGCTGCCGGTCTGGCGTTCGCCGCGACGAAGGGCCAGGGCCGGATCATCGTCGCCGTCTCGCCGGACATGCTCGGCGCGATCGGCCCGATCTTCCCGCCGATCAACCCGCAGAACGCGTTCTCGTCGGGCTTCAGTGCCGGCAGCATGGGCCAGGGCCCGGTCGGCGGCATCGCCGGGCTGAGCGTCATCATGTCGGCCGGGCTCGGTACCGGCACCGTGCTCGTCTACTCGACGGCCGCGGCGAAGGCGTTCGAGTACAAGTACGGGAACCTGCAGGTCGTCGAGCCGAGCGTCTGGGGAGTGCAGGTCGGCTACGCCGGCGACTTCGACGCAGTGGTGATCGAGCCGGCCGGCGTCATCAAGATCA